ATGTTTCTGCAACTTCTAATAATGCTTCTTTTTCTTCATTTGTAAATTCAGTAGAACCTTCGATTAAAGATGCAAATTCACCGGAAATTGTTTTCGTTTTTTCCAATGCAGCTTGAAGCATTTTTGCTTGGTCAGATGTTTTACCAAATGCTTTTGATATATCGTATTGTAATCCTAAATATTCTTCGTTATCATCCGTAAGATTTTGAACCCTATTTCTAAATTCATCTGCATTTTTTTGTTGTAATTTTGCAATCTTTTCCTCATCTGCAATTTTTTGTGCAGTTGCTTTAGCTTCTTGCTTTTCAATATCTCTTAATTGTTTAAGATAAAGTTTTTGTTCTTCAGCTGCAGATTTAATTGCATCTTTTAATTGTTTTTGAGATGTGTATTGTTTTTCTAATGATGTAAGTTGCCCTTCAATTTTAGCCTTAGCAGCACCAATTAAATTTTTATTTTCTTTAATTTGTCTGTTAAGTTCTTTCCATTTTGCTTCTGCTCTTTCTAACTCTATTCTATAAGCAGCTGCTTCACCGGCTAATGCTCTTAATTCTTTCTTATCTGCCATTAGTATTGTTTCTTAAGAATGTTTTTAAGTTTTGTAGTATCCATTCCTTTTTTATCTTTGGCATTTTTTATTGCACGTAAAGTACTATCCAAACTACTATTCCAACTCTGATAAATTTTACCCAATTCAGGATCGGTTTTCATCATTTTTTTTATAAAGTCTTGTTCTTTATTTTTTTCTTTGGCATTCAAAAATAAATCCCAAAGTTTGGAAAACATATTAACTTCTACTAATCTTTTTTTGGACATAATAATACTTTATGTATAAATATTATTTTCTTTTGGTTTTAGATGAACTACTGCTTTTTGCTTTATTTAAAGCCTTTTCATGTTCTTCTTTTTCCTTATCTTTTGTATCTAACAATCTTC